TTACAAAAGTAATTTTATATGGTGTAAACTTTGGTTCACAGATATTTGTAACAGATATGGTTTTTAATAATGTGGAATCATCTGTATCATATACTTGTATAGTAGAACTATCTGCAGGGATGGTTACATATTGTATTTTTTGGTTTGTATTACCATCGTCAGTTATTTCTGTATCACTACCATCTATTGTTATCTTACCAACACCTTCTGCGAATATGGGTAGCTTTCCTGTTGTACCTTCAGGTAAATAAATATTGTTAGATGTAATTAATGCGTTTCTTGATAGTTCAGGATTTACCTCATCTTCAAAATACCCATATCCATCTAAAGCTAAATAAGTATCGTTTTGTGGATTGCTATATGTATAAGGTTGGTTATTCTCGTCAAATAAATTTGTAATGGCAGTTACCCACACACACTTTGATAAATAGTCATTGTTAAAGTCTACATTGATATAATCCCTTATAAGTTCTGAAACCTCAAAGTTAATTTTATCATCTGCATTAATTCTTTCTTTTTGTATTGTATATTTTAAATCAGAACTTGTGTAAGAACCTGATGTGCCTGTATAAATATATAAACTTAACTGTGCTGTACTTATTGCCATAATTATAAATTTGTAAAACTTCCTGAACCTCCTACATCACAATTTGCTATTGCTACATTAGTGATTATACCGTTATTGTCAATTAACCATACTACATAAGAACCTACTCCAATTCCTGCTCCTGCATTTATAGAAGAAGTACTTACTGCGTAATATAAATTTTGCCCTGCAAAGGCAGTACCTTGTTTACATACTGTTTTTCCTTTTCCTGTTGTTGTATTGGATGCTGTAGAAACTATAGCAGTAGATGTTGGAAAAGTACCATCACAAAAATCTGTAGGTGATACTCTACCTGTAGATATAAAATAAGGATTGCTTCCACAAGCGCCCAATGATGCAGGTTGCGTTATTGTTTTAGTACAAGTAATTGTTTGCGTTCCATCTCCTGTATTAGAATATCCACTTGGTATCAATACAGTAAAATCTACAGTTCTATCTGTTTCTGTATTTACCTCTGCAAAACTTATAGGTGTAAAACTTTGTATTGTTCCTAACTGTGATTTACCAATATGTATATCACCTCTTGTGCTAATACCTTGTTCAGTTAAGTTTGCTATATCACAATCAAAAGTAGGTAATGTGTTAGTAGCTTGTTGTGAGAATGTTTTTTCACATATTACTGTTGCTCCTGCGTTTGTGTATCCTGCGGGTGCTGTCAAATCAAAGTATAAGGTTACATCTTGTGCAGTACTTCCTGTGTTTGCTGCAACGCTTGTAATGTGTGCGCCTCCTGATGTTAGACTTTTTGCAGTTATTTCTGCTATAGTCACAGGGTCTGTTATTGTACCATCTTGTGCTACACTACCTCCACTATTAGCAAGATTTGCATCTGTACAGTCAAAAGCATCTGATAAACCATTTACAGTTACTGATATTGATTGAACTGCTGTACAAGTACCTGATGCACTTTCATACGCCTCTATGTATATTGTTTCAGTACCTCCTATCTGATTAGAAGTAAGTGTTAATGTATTTGAAGCTACACCTGCAGTTACTAAATTAGTGTGAAAGTTTATTATATTATATCCTGCTATTGTACCACCTGTAAAGTAAGATGATAAGTCTACCGTTACACTACTACCTCCTACAGTAATAGTTTGTGCAGGAATACTTCCGTTAGTTGTAACATTTTGCGTACAAGTTGTACCTGCTACAAATGCAGGTTGTGTTGCTGATACATCACAAGTAATAAATCCATCTGTATCTGTGTTACTAAATCCTGTTGGTATTTGGATTGTAAGCGTTACTGTTCTACTTGTAGGTGAAGATACTGTTGCAAACTTTTCTGTATCAACTCCTATTATTGTGCCATAGTCTAAAGTAGGCAATGTAAGAATACCTTGTTGGTTTATGCTAAAATTTCTTGGATTAGCTATAAAACAATCAAATACAGGTGTAGGTATTGAAGGCTCACTATAAGCTAAAAAATATGGACTTCTTACGTTTATTTTTGTACTCATCTTAATCTATCTTCTTTTAATGTGAATGCCAAGAAATCTTCTACGTCTAAACCAAACTTTTCTATAAGTTCATCAGGTAATTTTTTAAATGCCTGTTCAAATGGTTTAGTAAAGAATAAACTTGGTTTTATACCTTTATTATATACTGACCTTGTAATTAGATAAGCTGTGCTATCGTAAGACATAAACTTACCTGTTTTTTTATCTCTGAATTGAAATCTTCTTGCTCTTACCCATTCTTTGATTCCTTTAGTTAGTCCACCTTCTTTTTTACTTTTGCCTGAACCAAACTTTGCCAATGTACCATATCTTCCTATTTCAGGATATGTAGATTTAGCACCTTTAACACCTCTGTCTTGATAGTAACCATATTCTTCCATTGCAAACGATACGCTAATAGAATTAGGCATCTCCTTTACATTACCCTTTAAACTATTATAAAGTTCTTTAGAGACGTTCTTATTGCCTTTAGAAAGTCTTGTACGTGCTTGTTGTATAACAAACGACTTGAAAGCCTCTAATGCCTCTTGTGTTTTTGTTAGTCGCATATTGTCATATCGTTTTGTACTACCACATCAAAGGTTGCTGCCCATCCTGCTAACTTGTTTTCAAATCTATCTACAAATGGTTCGCAACTTACATCTCCTTGTACCTGATACAGGTCTGTATATAAGTCACCTCTCTGCAAAGTATTGATTACTCTTGTCTGTAAAGCTAATTGAGTGTTTAGTACATCTTGTTCGTTATCGTTTCCTACAAATATATCTTCTACCTCATCTTTGCTTATATCCACAATATCCATAGAAAGGATACTGATGTTAAACGTTAGTGTTTTAGTTCCTACCGTAGTGTTGTTTACTATGATGTGAGACAAAGGAAAGATAGTTTGTTTGTTCAGGTCTACATCATCTAATGAACCAAATGTAACTGTGTTTACAAATGGCTCTGCTATAAGTGCATCTTTTAGTTTATCTGTTACGTTGTAAAACCCTTTCATCGTTTCTTAATTAGTTTCTTTTCTAATTCTATTTTATCTTTTTCAAATGCCAAATACATTAAGCATTGATGTACGTTTAATTTGGTAACCTCATCAAACTTGGTAACATCTCCTTTAGAGATTCCATAGACTGATTGATACCAACCCCACTTGCTTCCAAACGTTCCTTCTGTTGAGTAGTCAGATTGTTCGTTTCCTTCTGTAAATAGTTCAGGATAGTTTGTATTAACTCGTTGTTTAAATTCCAAAAAAAAACCATCGCAGCAAATACAACATCTAAAGGCATATACTTTAGGTTTTCATTCATTCCGCTGTATGGTTCTATATTGTACTTATGTCCTTTTTTAAAATTAACAGGTCTGTATAGTACACTCATAGCTTTGTGCATACTTTGCCAATCTCCCAAGTTCTCATCAAGGTCTATATACTCCCCTAAAGTCATATCATCTAATACAGGTATAAAACCGTATTCTACTGCTCCTAATTTAAACGTAGGTATCAAACTATGCTTTGCATCAAACACCTTGTTTAGGTGTACTGCAATCTCCTGTACTGATTTGTATTTAATCTCTGCTACATCCTTTAGGTCAAGATTACAGAATATCTCTACCATCTTTTGTAGTAAGAATGTAGAACCTTGATTCTCTTCTGTGTTCAGCTTCTCAAATCTTTGATACTGTGCTAACGTAATTTCGTTAAGTGAATCAGGTACGTTTATTTCTACTTTCATATAATTACAATAAATAATTTACTAATATGTATAAAAAGGAAAAGGCAGCATAAAGCTACCTAATCCCAATCAAAAACAAATGAAAAAAAACTAACTATTTAATATGAATCTATTATATGCGTATTCGTATGCAGTCTTTATTGCTTCTATTAATTCTATACTATTTTGCTTATAGGTTATCTTTTGACTTCCTACTCTTGTTCTACCCTTGTAATCTACATATAATGTTACTTCAGGGTTTTTTCCTTTACGTACAGGTTCTTGTACAACGTATATTTGTTCGTACCAACACGCTTCTTGCATCTTATAATATTCCAAGTATCTTATCTGTTATTTCATTTGCCCATAGCATAAAGTATAAAAACCCATACATTGATGCTATTCCAAACATTCCAAAGAGAATAACGTACCCAATAAATTTTAATGTGTTCTTTCTGTTCTCTTTTCTTGTTAAATTACTAATCATTATTTCTGTAAAATCTTCCATAATTATTGTATTAATTAAACTTTGTTTATACAAATATATAAACTTTTTTTAAACAAACAAATTAGTAGATAAAATATTCTCCTTTATTAGGATTCTCTAATTGGTCTGTTAGTACATATCGTGCAGCATCTATACAGTCAGGATGCTCACCTGTAGGTTTTTGTAAAGTGTTTCCTTCTTTATCTTTTGCCCATACGTATCCTTGTAGTTCTCTTTTTAAGTTTTTGCTTCTTGCTGTAACGTATATTTCGTTTTGATTTATTAGGTTGATACCATACACTACACTATCTCTTCCTTTGCTTACTCCATAGATAGAGTGTCCATATCCTTGCAATTCTGCTATTGATTTAGGTTCTGCTGAATCAGCTACAATGTTTTC